GGGGCTTCATCTCCAATGGTTGGTGATCCTGGTAAAGTTAAAGTTATGGCACCTGCTGTAGTATTACAAAAATAACCATTACCAGCTGACGCTGCTGTAGTTCCACTTGTAATAACTGCTTGCCATGATGTTCCACCGGCTTCTAATTCAGCCCATGATAAAACCCCACCTGTTGTTGATTTTAAAACGTAGCCATTTCCTGCGGCTGCGCCTGCTGGCCACGTCATAGTATAATCCGTGGTTCCGTTAGATGCTTTCATACCTACATACTCTGCTCCGGAGTCATCCTGTAGTCTTAGTTCTTTCGAAGTTCCAATATTTAATCCAGTCGATGAATTCCAAATTAAATTGGCATCTCCACCAAAAGATCCTGAATCATTAAATTGAATTTGTGTGTCTGAACCACCTGGTAATCCACCAAGTGTTGCTTCTGCTAAATCTGGATTAGTTCCATCATTTTTTGTAGCATAAATAATTTTCCAACCTTTATCAGTTGTTGCCCAAGTAACAGAACTACCTGTTCCTGTAGCATATTTAAGTTGAACTGTATGGCCAGTACCGCCTGTACTATTTTTTATTAAGTACCAATTTTCTACATCGTTAGGAACTGTTACAATTTTATTTCCTGTAATTGTTTGAGGAGATTCTGCTCCTAACACAATAACTCTATTACAAGCAGTTCCAGTTAATGCACCATCATCTACATCTAAAGCTGTTGTGTTGGCTCCTGTGCCTGCTGCATTTAAAGTTTGAACAAGATAACCACCAGCTATCTGTTCAAAAAGTTGTAAATTAGTATTTGTTTTTGTTCCCCAAGTACCGGCATTTTCGCCAGTTACCATTAGTTCAACACCAAGTGCCGTATATGATGAAGCCATAAATTTTTTCTCCTAAGCCGCGTGCGTTACATCTGTATACGATGTTTCGCCAGTGACGTCAACATCGGAATAACTTGCACTATTTGTTTTATTGACAGCACTATAACTTGTATTTCCAGTAATATCAACATCTCCGTATCCTAAAGGAGCAATATTTCCTACAGTAATAGTTGCTGAAACTCCAGTCAATCCCATAACATCTGCAGGGGTAATTGAGCCCACCGCCGAGGTTCCAGATTGACCTGCTAAAATATATTCAACTTCAGTTATTACTGATCCTATACTTGAAGTTGCTCCAGCAGCAAGACCTTGAAGATCTACTACTTGAGTATCTGTTATAACTAAGTCTGGACCTACAGTAGCTGTTGCTGATACTCCGCTAAGTCCAACTGAATCAGCAGGAGTAATTGACCCTACTGCAGTTGTTGCTACTAAAGTTGCTAAACCTTGAACATGATCAGCACCATCATTTAAACTTAATTGACCTTCTGAAGCAGTTGCTACTTGACCATCTGGTATAATTGTAGGTGAAATAACAAAAGTAATACCGGTTCCAACACTTGAAGTTGCAGAAACCCCAGTTAGTCCAACTACATCAGCGGGTGTAATAGCACCAACACTAGATGTTGCTCCAATACCAATTAGATTTTCAATTCCTTCTTCAACACTACCCCAACCGTTTTCACCCCAGTCAAGAGTACCCCAACCAGGTCTTACTTCTACTGTTAGTGCACCAACAGAAGTTGTAGCTGATAATCCAGAAAGTGTGACAGTAGGTGAATCGCCATAAGCTTGTGAGCCCCAACCAAGACGTCCCCATCCTTGTTTGATAGTTACGGCATCGCCCCAATTAGCTTGTCCGTAGGTTAATCGGCCCCATCCTGATGCAACGTCGGGCATACTAACCCTCCTATGCTATTCGAACGATAGCTGTTGTCGCTGCGGCGCCGGGAAATTGAATTGTAAAAGTTCCAGAAGAAACAGATTTGTCTCCGCCAAATGCAACAGAACAAACTGCTTTGTTTGATGCACTAGAATTATAAATTAAACATGCGTTTGCAGTAAATGTCGCAGAAGTCCAAGAAACATCTCCAAAGTCGCATACTGCTGTAGCTGAATCTAAAACAGGTGTTACACTTGTTAAAGTTTTTCCACCAGCTGTATAACCAGTTCCCGTTATTTCTTCAGAAGTAGCGTAAGCTGTTGTGCCCGCTCCTAAAGTTGCGCTAGAATCAAATAAAGCTAATTTAAAAGTATTTCCAGTTGAAGCTGTAAAATTGTGTGTTGCTACTAATACCTCTTGTTTGAAAGAGTTACAAATTGCTGATGTGTTAGCCATAAAATTTTCTCCTCATTATGGAGACGGTGAGTTAACTTTTATTCTAACTGTTCCGTCAGTATAATCGTCTCGTCTTCGTCTTCCAAGTTGCATTCCTGCGAACTGTTGTATAGCATTTTTATACTTTTGTTCGTATAAAGTCAACATATCCATTGGACCTTTTAAGAATCCAAAAGCTTCTACCAGGCAGGCATATAATAGCCCTTGTGGGAAATAAGTACTTAAATAAGTGTTGTTATTATAACCAGTACCAGATCCAAGGCCGTTTGGATATTTGTTGTAATAGACCCTAAATTTGTAATTAGCATCAGGAGTTGGAGCAAAATACATACCTCCAGATGAAGTATCTGTAGTATTGTCAGCACCCCCAAACATCGCATAGTATTTTGGAAAACCTGTTACTGAATTAGTGGTATCTGTAGGTGCCTGAATAGTTCCTTCAGGACCGTATTTTCTATCAACAAATTCTGATAAATAAGTTTGATCTTTTTTCTCTAACCAAGTTCCATTACCTTCTGTATTTGCTGTTGAATTAAATACTTCAATACCTCTTACAAAGAGACATCCGGCTGGTGCATTAAGAGTATTATCATTTGCAGCTAATGTACCTTCTTGAACAAATCTTTCAGAGTCCATAGGAAGCTCTTGATATATTCTCATTTCAGCAGCCATTATAAAACCATCTACAATAGTGGTTGTAAGAACATCAGAACTAACTTCAGTATAATCTCTTATCGCTGTAGTTAATGTACTGTAATCATATTTTTTAACGCCTGACATTATAAACTCTCTATATTAAGAGGACTAATAACACAATTAAATCCTCCCCCTGTTGCAGTGCCTGTTGCAGCACTAGGTAATGTTAATGTAAAACTATTATAATCTGTTACCGTTGTGTTAGCATCGTTAACATAACTTGTTCCTACTAAAGAAGCAACTTTAAATGACCCGTAGACCGTGGCTCCAGAATTATGAGAACCAGCAGTTGTAGATGGTGGTGTATATCCTCTATAAATAGAAGACGTTCCTCGAGTACATCCAGTTAAATCATTAGATGATCTTCCAGTATATTCTATTACTTCGTTTTGATATGTTCCAACTTTTAAAGGGTCACTTGTATCTGATGAAGTTAAAAGTTTTGTAATCATAATAAATCCAGAAGTTGGAAAATTAGACCCATCAGTTAATGTTATTGTAGTGGCAGTACTTGTAATGTCACCATTTAATGTTGTTTGTAATTGAAATTCATCAACCGTTACTCCACCAACAGCTTCTTTAACTGCAGTAAATCTTAAAACATCATTTACCTGTAATGAACCATTAGGAAATAAAACTGTTAAAGTTGTATTAGATGCAGTTGTAAAAGGATTATCTGGTAAAAAATCTTGTGTTCCAAATTCTGTTCTAGCTGGTCTCGCTCTTTGTAAAGCTTGTGGATCTGCACTAGTAGGTTTTGGATCTAACTGTGGAGACTTAGGTTCATATTCTGACATATGTACCCATGCACCATTCCACTCTCTAACCATTTCATTATATGGAAAAGCCATTCCTGATCTATCAGAAATTGCTAAAGCATATTTACCTTGTGAAAAAGTAGTCATTAACCAATACCTGGGTAGTAAATTTTAGGAGATATGTATGTAGAGTTAGAAGAACCATCTTCATCTTCAGCTCTTAACAATTCATCTTCGTATAATAATTTTAATTCTTGTACTCTTTGTGGAGCATATTTTACCGCTAAATAATATGCTAAACCTGCAATCATACAAGGTATAAATCTGTATGGAACATCGGTTGCATTTGTATAAGCACCAACATCATCAATTCTTTTTGTATAATAAAAATTAATATAGTTCCCGTCTTGAGCTGCACCAGGTGTTAAATATAAAGTCATCGTAACTTTATCTACAAATCTTTGTACCCAATATTGGGTAGGTAAACCTGTATCAGTTTTATTTGAAAAACCTTGATACTGTGATCTACTAATTTTTGTCATAGGAGTATCAACTGAAGTTGACTTAACTCTATAGTCTGCTTCTTGAATGTCTGTCATACCAACTGGAAACTGTAATACGGCATCAGAAGTACTATGAGTAGCTGCTGTGCTACCATTAATTCCTCTAGTGCATCCAGTTAAATTTAAACTAGAAATTCCTGTGTATGAAATTTGTTCGCTATTAATAGTTATTACACCACCTGTTGTTGGCATACCTGTAACTGAAGCAACTCCAATTGTAGTAACACTTGTATTTATTCCTGCAGATAACGTAGTTGAAATACCAGACGAAGTTCCATCCGCCGGGGATCTATAAAAAGTATAGACAGCTTGTCCATCTACCAATGCAATGTTTTGATTTTTAACTTCCCAAAATTGAAGTCCTCTATTACCCCATTCAGAAAATAAAATGTTTAATGATCTTCTAGCGGTCTTAAGCTGGTGTCCAGCTGTGCCTTGCATACCAATACGTTCGTATGCATCTTCTATAATTTCGTCTATGCCTAGGTTCTTATCGAAAACATAAGAGCCAGAAGTTGTGTTAGCCATCTAACCCCCTAAGCGTAATATTTAATCCATTCAGAAACAATTGAATAAGTATCACCAGCAGTATGCGCAGGAATAATGATATTAACATCCCCATTTGCATTACCGGCTGTGTTTGGATTTACTAAACCACCTATAGAACTAAAATCAGAATCGTTATAGCCCGTTAAAGATAAAAAAGTCTCATCCCCATCGGAATTTTCCCATTGAAGTCTTGCTGCATCTGCAATTGCAGTAGGGTTAATATTATACCAAATTTTATTTAATGATATTCTATTACACGCTGCGCCACTTTTATTAGTGTTTAAAGCAGAAACATCTATAGTAGTTGTTCCAGTGCTTCCATCTTTAGAAGCATCTATGTTAAAAACATGGATATATTTTCGTTCTCCATCGAACTGTACATTAATTGTCGGGTCGTAAGCCATTTTATTTCCTCCTATTAAAGAGTGGGGTCATTACACCCCACCCAGAGTTATTTTATTATTCTGTGTCAGAAGTGGAATCAATTCCAAAAACTTTTAACACAATTGTTGTGACAGCTGGCGATCCGCCTGCTCCATGTCCTGGGTCTCCAGATAAAACAATTTCAACTTCGTCTCCAGCTAAACCTGCGACTCCTGGTGAGAATCCAGACATTCCTAATACACCGTTACAACCTAAGAAACCTTTCCAACCAGTTGAGTTAGTAGCTAAAGAAGCTCCATCAACATAACCATCTGGATCAGCATCAGTTCCAACGTCAACTAAGTTAACAGCGTTTGAAGAAGCAACAGTTACTACAACACCAATTCCTAATGGAATAAAGTTTGTAGGTATCTGGATAGATGATTCTTTTCCAGTAGTGTCACCATTTGCAACTGTAATAGTTGCAGTGAACTCTTTAATGCTCATTGTAGATTTAAGAGCACCCGTAGTTGCATTTTTTTTAATTACTTCAAAACCGTTCTCTGATCGAACTGGTCCTGAAAATGTAGTGTTTGCCATAATTATATCCTCCTAATTAATTTTATATAGTCTTTAGGCCGTCGACTATACGCGTCTATATAAAATATTATAATTGTATAGTGTGGTTTTTATACAACAGTTTTGAGTAGAGCGCAAGAGGGCTTGCAATGTGGATTGGATTTTTCCAACGATGTAGCTTTTGTTTAAGTAGCTACAGAAACTTGTGGGGCAGCGTCTTCTACTTTTTGTCTTAAAAGCTCTTTTTTAGCTTCTGCCATTTTAATATGGTTAATTACTTCTCTGACCTTATGATCAATTCTAACCATATTGAGAGTATATCTACCCTCATTAAGATGCTCCTGCTCCCATTCTAACTCCAGACCCCTC